TTAGATCCGTGTCTTTAGTGTATAGAGCATTTCTAATGCGCGACGCGGGCTCATATCGTCCAGATCCAGTTTGGCCAGTTCGTCGAGCACCGGATGCGGCAGGCTGGCGAACATGTCGCTCTGCTGCGGCGCGGCCGGCTTGCCTTTGACAGCCTTGGGCACTTCGTGGGGCAGGGCGGTGGCTTCCAGGCGACCCAGGTGCTCGCGAGCACGCACGATCACTTCGCTCGGCACGCCGGCCAGTTGCGCAACCGCCAGGCCGTAGCTCTGGCTGGCCGGACCTGGCAGCACGTGGTGCAGGAAGACGATGCGTTCGTTGTGCTCGGTGGCGTTGAGGTGCACGTTGGCCACCAGCGGCTCGGCCTCTGGCAACACGGTCAATTCAAAGTAGTGGGTGGCGAACAGCGTGTACGCCCGCAGGTGCGCCAAACGCTCGGCAGCCGCCCACGCCAGGGACAGGCCGTCGAAGGTGCTGGTACCGCGGCCGACTTCGTCCATCAGCACCAGGCTGCGTTCGGTGGCGTTATGCAGGATGTTCGCGGTTTCGCTCATTTCGACCATGAAGGTCGAACGGCCACCGGCCAGGTCATCGCTGGAACCGATCCGGGTGAAGATGCGATCCACCAGGGACAATTCACAACTGGCCGCCGGCACGAAGCTGCCGATGTGCGCCAGCAACACGATCAACGCGGTCTGGCGCATGTAGGTGGATTTACCGCCCATGTTCGGACCGGTGATCACCAGCATGCGGGTGTTGTCGTCGAGGCTCAGGTCGTTGGCCACGAACGGCGTGCTCAGCACTTGCTCGACCACCGGGTGACGACCCTGAGTAATGCGCATGCAGGGCTCGCTGACGAAACGCGGGCAGTTCAGGTCAAGGTTCAGCGCTCGTTCGGCGAGGTTGCTCAGCACGTCCAGCTCAGCGAGTGCGGCGGCGGTGTCCTGCAATGGCGGCAATTGCGAGATCAGGTCTTCGAGCAGCGCTTCGTACAGCATCTTCTCGCGGGCCAGGGCGCGGCTCTTGGCCGACAGCGCCTTGTCTTCGAAGGCTTTCAGTTCCGGCGTGATAAAACGCTCGGCGCCTTTGAGCGTCTGGCGGCGGATGTAGTCCGCTGGGGCCGACTCGGCCTGTTTGCTTGGCAACTCGATGAAGTAGCCGTGAATGCGGTTGTAGCCGACTTTCAGGTGCGACAGGCCGGTGCGGGCCTTCTCGCGGGCTTCGAGGTCGATCAGGAACTGCCCGGCGTTTTCACTGAGCGATTGCAGATCATCCAGCTCGGCGTCGTAACCGGTTTTCAACACGCCGCCGTCACGGATCACCGCCGGCGGGTTGTCGTTGATGGCTTTTTCCAGCAGCGCCGCCAGTTCCGGGTAGGTGCTGGTGGTCGCGGCCAGTTGAATAATGTGCGGGGCTTCGAGCTCGGTCATTGCCACTTGCAGCTCGGGCAATGCGCCGAGGGCATCACGCAGGCGCGCCAAGTCACGAGGACGGGCATTGCGCAAACCGATCCGCGCCAGAATCCGCTCGATGTCGCCGATTTCCTTGAGCTGCGGTTGCAGCTTCTCGAAACGGTAGCCGTCGAGCAGACACGTAATAGACGTCTGACGCGCCAGCAACACAGTCAAATCCCGCAGCGGACGGTTCAACCAACGGGTCAGCAAGCGGCTGCCCATGGCGGTCTGGCAGCGATCGACCACCGATTGCAGGGTGTTCTCGCGACCGCCGGCCAGGTTGGTGTCGAGCTCCAGGTTGCGACGGCTCGCGCCATCCAGCACCACGGTGTCGTCCAGGCGTTCATGACGCAGGCTGCGCAAGTGCGGCAGGGCGGTGCGCTGGGTTTCCTTGGCGTAGCTGAGCAGGCAACCGGCAGCGCCAATGGCCAGGGTCAGGTTTTCGCAACCGAAGCCTTTAAGGTCCTGGGTGGAAAACTGTTGGCAGAGACTTTTCAGCGCCGAATCACGCTCGAAATCCCACGGCGCACGGCGACGAACCCCATGGCGTTTTTCCGCCGGCAGGTCCTTTGGCCAATCGTCCGGAATCATCAGCTCCACCGGATTGACCCGCTCCAATTCCGCCAGCAGGTTTTCCCAGCCTTTGATTTCCAGCACGCTGAAGTTGCCGCTGGTGATGTCCAGCACTGCCAGGCCGAACAAACGCTCGTCGCCCAGCACGGCAGCGATCAGGTTGTCCCGACGCTCATCCAGCAGCGCTTCATCACTGACCGTGCCCGGCGTGATAATCCGCACCACCTGACGATCCACCGGCCCCTTGCTGGTCGCCGGGTCGCCGACCTGCTCACAAATCACCACCGACTCGCCGAGCTTGACCAGTTTCGCCAGGTAGCCTTCGGCTGCGTGATAAGGAATCCCACACATCGGAATCGCTTGGCCTGCCGACTGCCCACGGGCGGTCAGGGTGATGTCCAGCAACTTGGCGGCTTTCTTCGCATCTTCATAGAAGATTTCGTAGAAGTCGCCCATGCGGTAGAACATCAGCTGGTCGGGGTGCTGATTCTTCAGGCGCCAGTATTGCTGCATCATCGGCGTGTGGGAGGACAGATCGGAGATAGCTTTATTCATCGGAAATCAGGAAAACTCGTTGAAAGGTGTAGGGCAAAGGAGGGGCATCGGCCCGGCTTTTCCGCGATGGGCGCAAGGTTAACATGAGCGGTCTGTGGGGCGCAGGCATCATCAAGTTTGGTATCAGGATTGATTGCGAGAGTTACTCGTTCGACCTGTTTTCCACAAGCAAATGGTCAATAAAAAGCCCGGCATTTAGCCGGGCTTCTCGTTGCTGTTGTTTGGGTCTATCAGCTTTGTTTGGCCTCGGCCTGCACCATCACGAGGTTCTGCTGTCTGGTCGCCTCGGTCAAAACCTCACTGTAAACGCGTTTTTTTTGTTCCGACTTGGCGTTACGAATAAAGTCGGCAAACGGGTTTTTAGCCCCCTTGGTTGTGCCTGGCTTGGTCGAAATCATGAATGTTCTCCCGATGGCAATCCGAGCATGGCCTCAAGATCGGCCCGTGTATGGCGCTCAGGTATATGGTAGTCAATTTTATCGACGCCAGCTTTGTAAAGTCGGCCAGAGTTGTCAATGTGCTTCAGTAGTAAATCCACATGTATATCGCCGCCGTACTCTAGCTTAAGCGCGTTCACAACGTCACGCGCCGCGAAATACTGGTCGATGAAATGCTCCTTGCGGATCCTTCGTCCCTCCGCTTCCTCTCTGGCTTTGACAAAGCCCCAAGCAAGGTCAGGATTTTGATAGACATACAAGATCTGCACAAACCTGCCCTTTTTCAAGGATCTCTCAACATTTCGCCTGGCTACAACGATGTTTGAGAAAGTCCCATCGAGTAGAAAGGACTGTTTCTGATCGAGAGCAAAGTCGAGAATCTTTTCAACCAAGATCGAAACGCCCCCTTGGAATAGCCAAGAGTTTGAGCCTGAGTATTCTGGAAACTCGTTTCGGAGTTCGTCTGGATCAATCCTTAAAATGTTCGTGTCAGCAAAAAGGTTCACAAGGGCGATTGAGGCTTCAGTTTTACCTGCTCCCGGGGATCCAGCCATAAACACCGATACTGGAGCCTCCTCTGGCGGATAAATGGACTTGTCTGTCCGGCGCTTGCCGATTGCCTTCTTGTTTGCGCGTGCGAAGCTGACCGCTTGATGGGCAATCTTTATCTCATTAGGCGTCATTACCTGCATTACCGAGGTCGTCTCACTCGCCATAAGCAAATTCCTTTTTGTCAGTTTTTTATTGTCTGCAAATAAAGAAGCCTATCCCGGTTTCGCAGGTGTGAACCGTGGTAAATGAAACAAGGGGTGTAGAGCCATATGCCTCGGAAATCGTGAAAATCGCTTGAAAGGTTTTGAGCGCAGGAACGGTCTACCGGACGCTGCCGCCTAAATCTTGTGGAGTATTCCGCTTTTTTTGATATTTATGCATATCTGCATTTGTTTTCCGGAAAAAGATCAAGCATTATTCGCGTTATGCAAAAACGCAACGTATCTACCGTCTTAAGAGCATTGCTCGATCAGCACGGGATCTCCCCTACGGAGCTTCACCGTCGCACCGGCGTGCCTCAATCCACTCTCTCGCGGATCCTCAGCGGGAAGATCGTCGATCCTTCGGATAAGCACATCTCGAAGATTGCCGAGTACTTCTCCGTGAGCACCGATCAGTTGCGTGGGCGCGCGGATGTCGCGCCGACCGCGGCTGCGGCGCGCGATCAACTACATTCCGAACTCAAGGACATAAGCTTGTGGGACGACGATACCCCTGTCGATGATGACGAGGTGTCGGTCCCCTTTCTTCGCGAGGTTGAATTGGCTGCAGGATCAGGAAGATTCGTCATCGAAGAAAGCGAGCGCTCTAGCTTGCGCTTCGGCAAGCGCAGCCTGCGTCACAACGGTGTGCAATTCGATCAGGCCAAATGCGTGACCGTGCGCGGCAACAGCATGTTGCCAGTGCTGCGCGACGGCGCGACTGTCGGCGTGAATGCCGGCAAACACGCGATTGGCGACATCATCGATGGCGACCTGTATGCGATCAACCATAACGGTCAGTTGCGAGTGAAACAGCTTTATCGCCTGCCCACCGGTATCCGCCTGCGCAGCTTCAATCGCGATGAGCATCCGGACGAGGACTACACCTTCCAGGAAATCCAGGAAGAGCAGATCGTCATCCTCGGTCACGTCTTCTGGTGGGGCATGTACGCCCGTTAACCTCGCTTCCTTTCGCTAAAACCCGCCACCCGGCGGGTTTTTTTTCGCCTGCCTGAAACCACCGGCGCCTGTGTTTGCAGGGCTTTCATGCGCCTGTGCATTTCATGCGCATAAATAAATGCATTTGCGCATTGACTGTATATGCATCCATGCATATTCTATGTCCAAGCCGCTCAACAAAGCGGCTCGAAACGAAGCTCTTTAGTGCCACAAGAACAGGCAGCGATGAACCGGCCTTAACGGTTCAGAGGGTTGGCAACTGACCCGGGTGTGCAGCGTAAAGCACCAGAAGCAGTTATCCGGCGGGCAGGGACCGCGGTCGGAAAAACAATTTGAATGGACTCGTACCGCGCCAGTAGCGCCGAAAAGTCAGCTTCCTTTTGCACACAGGATTAAAGGAAGGCGAAGGACCGCATTACTGAAAAGCCCGGCCTGAAAAACCGGGCTTTTTGGAATGCCTACCTGAGCTCGCACCGCAGGGAAAAAGGGCGTGAGCCAGTATCCGGCGTAAACCAAAAAAGCAAGGATTATGAATGATGAGCCGATATGCATATGTTCAGTTTTCAGGCAGGGCGAATGTCTTTCAAGTGCTGGAGACCGATCAAGGTGTTCCCGTTGTTGATCCCGGTTGGCCGTGGGGTGTCTGGGTGGACATTACTGGCAACAATGACGTTCAAGTGGGTTGGCATGCAGACCTCATCAACGAGGTCTGGACGTTTACACCACTGACAGAACAAGAACAGGCCGATCAGGCATCAGGCCGGATGCAGGAGTTGCTGGAGAGCGCAGGCCGCTGGCTGATGTTCCATCCGCTGCAATACAAAGCGGACATCAGCGTTGCCAGTACCGCTGAGCAAACCCAGTTGGTGGAATTCAAGCAGTACTGCATTGCGGTGGCTGAGGTCATCAACCAGCCCGGTTACCCGGCAACGATTAATTGGCCGGTTGCGCCTTTCTAAATACCTCAACAGCTAAATCCACAACAGGACCGCATTACTGAAAAGCCTGGCACGTGCCGGGCTTTTTGGAATGCCTACCTACCGTCAGGCACTTCAAGAGACAGCGTTTGAACTACACACATCACTCATCAATCACCCCAGGAGGCGTGACATGACAAACGAGCAACAAGCGTTGCTGGACATGCCCATCTGGCTGGTCATCGTCCTCGCCCTGGTGGGCGGGGTGTCCGGCGAAATGTGGCGCGCCGACAAGGAAGGCGCCCGAGGCTGGGCGCTGTTGCGGCGCCTGGCGTTGCGTTCCGGGGCCTGCGTGATCTGCGGGGTTTCCGCAATCATGCTGCTCTACGCCGCTGGCGTGTCGATCTGGACCGCGTGCGCATTCGGCTGCCTGACAGCGATGGCCGGCGCAGATGTGGCCATCGGGTTGTATGAACGCTGGGCGGCGAAGCGGATTGGCGTCTGTGACGTCCCGCCGCGTCCGGATCAACAATAAAACGCGGCGCCGATCTGCGCGTTGCCGTTGAACAGGAGGCCATACATGCCCGCTGTTATCGAAAAGCCCTCGCAGCTGGTTTCCGCCATCGCCGAGGCGTTGCGCATCGCCATGCCAGGGGTGAAGGTCGGCAGTCCTCAAGACTTCGACAGCACCAGCGATTTGACCTGGATCCTGATCTCGATCGAACACGATGCATCCGGCGAGCGCGCCAATAGCGGACGCATCGCTCATGCCCTGAGCGTGTCGCTGCAAGTCGTTTTGCCCAATCCGGGATTGACCGCTTGCGACCTGGCCAGCGAGTTGAAAAACCGGGTCACCGACAACTGCTGGAAACTGCCCGGCGATCAATGCGATCTGCCGCTGAACATCGATGGCAGCGCTTCCACGTTTATCCACGATACCCGGCCATACAGCGCGTGGACCGTTTCATTCACCCAGACGCTCTACCTCGGCCCGTTGCTGCTGGACGACCCGCTGGGCATCCCGAAATTCGCCCGCACCTGGGAAGTGTCGAACATCGACGACCCGGATCAATACACCGAACTCGAGGGTTAGCCCATGTTTGACGCGCTGCTACGTATGCAACTAGGTCCGATCATCGAGCGGTTGGCGCAGATGGAAACCGAACTCGAAGACCTGTATCGGCGCGCCGACAGTTTTTGTCGGATCGGTGTGTGTCAGGAAGTCGATGCCGCCAGCAACACCTGCAAGGTCAGCCATGGTGAATTGCTCACCCCGGCGATCCGGTTTTTCAACCCCAGCGCCGGGGTGCAGAGCGAGTCGCGAATTCCCTCCGTGGGCGAGCAATGCCTGCTGCTGAACCATGGCGGCGGCGATGGCGGTGGGCAGTCGGTGGCGTTGTTCGGCCTTAATGGCGGGCAGTTTCCACCGGTCTCGACACAGGCTTCGCTGACCCGTCGTCTCTATCAGGACGGTACGGAAAGCGGCTACGACCATGCCAGCCATGTCTTGCACTGGCAGAACGGTCCGGCTGCGTTCACCGGCTCCCGCGAATCCCTCGAACTGAAGATCGGCCCGGCCCGACTGGCCATGACCCCCGAGGCAATCACCTTGCAACTGGGCGCTGTCGGCGTACTGCTCAACGCATCCGGTGTGCACCTGAGCGGCCCGGTGGTGGATCACCAGGGGCGCGTCATCAGTACCGCATAAAGAGTCCCCCCATGATCGGAATCAATCGAGACACCGGCGCAACCGTCGACGACTGGCTGCAATTTGTCCAGCGCGCGACCCGAGCACTGACCACGCCTTTGGGCACTCGTCAAAAGCGTCCCTTGTATGGCTGCCGCGTCACGGAGTTGCTGGGGCAGAACCTTGGCGACGACCTGCTGATTCTTGCGCAAAGCCACGCCGCCCAAGCGTTCTACAACAAGCACAACGGCATCGACGATTTCGACCCTCAGGTCATCGTTGCGAGCCGACACGGCGCCGGGTTGTTGTTGCGCTTCGCCGGCACCTGGAAAAACCGCCAACAGACCTTTGAGGTGGTGGCATGAGTATGTTGATCCCTGGCCAGAACCAACTGGCCGAACCGTCGATTGTCACCGTCGAGGCGTTTGAAGACTTGCTCGCCGAGTTCAAAACCTTCGTCGTTGAATACGTCGGCGCCCGCTCTCCCCAGAGCGCGGCAAAACTGAGCGTCAGTCTGGAAAACGAAAGCGAATTGCTGACCCTGGCCCTCGAAGCTTTTTGCGTGCGACTGCAAACCCATGAGCGCAAATACAACGCCCGCATCAAGCAGATGCTGGCGTGGTGGGCGACGGGCAGCAACCTCGACGCTCGCCTGGCGGACATGGGCCTGGAGCGTCAATTGCTGGATCCCGGCGACCCCGCAGCATTCCCGCCTATCCCGCCGGTTTATGAAAGCGACGACGACGCCCGGTTGCGTTATTACCTGGCGCCCCATGCTCCGGCGGCGGGTTCGCGGATGCAGTATCGCCGCGAAGTGTTCACCCTCGGCGAACGGCCGGCGGTGAAAGTGGAAGCGGCGACGGCGGGTGTGGTGACGGTCACTTACACCTTTGACCCGGACGGCTTTGCGGCGCAGGTCAAGGACGGCAACGGACGCCGCACCGCCCCTGGCGAAGTGATGGTGACCGTGCTGGCCCGCGAGGGCGACGGCACACCGAGCGCCGCGTTGCTCGACGGTGTTCGGCAGCATTTTGCGCGACCGGATGTCTGCCCGGAAACCGACCACGTCACCGTGCAAGGTGCGCAAATCAATAACTACAAAATCCGTGTGGTGGCGAAGATCAACGCCGGCCCGGATTCAGGCCTGACCAAGGTCGCCGCGCAACAGCAACTGCAGGCGTATGCCGACAGTTGTCATCGGCTGGAAGGGCGGGTCGATCCGAGCTGGATCGACTACACGCTGCACAGCGCCGGCGCGGTGCAACTGCAAATCCTCGAACCGCTGGCACCGATCGTGACCACGGCGTTCCAGGCCCCGTATTGCACGGGCGTCGAGGTTGAGGTGGACACGTTATGAGTGATGAGCCACCTCGCCCAACCCTGTTGCCGGCTAACAGTTCAGCGCTGGAACGGGCGCTGGATCTCGGTTTTGGCCGTCTGCTTGAGCGTATCGATCCGCCATTCCCCGACCTGATGAACCCCGCCGAAACACCGCTGGCGTTCCTGCCGTACCTCGGTGCGGATCGCGGCGTCAGCGAGTGGAGTTCCGAGGCGGGCGAAGCTGAAAAGCGTCTGACCGTCGAACTCGCCTGGCCCACCGCCCGCCAGGCCGGTACTCGCAAGGCCCTGGAAAACGCCGCCAAGGGTTTGCAATTGCGACCTGAAGTGCGCGCCTGGTACGAGCAAACCCCGGCGGGCCAGCCCTACAGTTTTTCCGTCAGGGCCTTCACCGAACAGCCCTACAGCGAAGACATCGATGCACGTCTGGATCGACGCCTGGCCGACGCCAAAAGTGAGCGCGACACCTTGACCGTGTCCGTCGGCCTGAGCGCCTTCGGCAGTCACGTCATCGGCGCCGCCACCGTGTGCGGCGAACTGACCACGGTCTACCCGATCGTCATCGAAGGCCTCGAAGCCTCGGGCCAGGCCTTCATGGCCGCCGGGCTCTACACCGTCGAAACCTCCACTATTTATCCTCAGGGGTCCTAAATGGCCGACTACTACACCCTGCTTACCAACGCGGGGATTGCCTACGAAACTGCCTGCAAAGCGGCAGGCCTGCCGATCAAGCTGTCCCAGATTTCCGTCGGTGACGGCGGCGGCACCGTCTACAACCCGGCCGCCACGGCCACCGCGCTGAAACGCGAAGTCTGGCGCGGTCCGTTGAATGCGCTGTTCCAGGACGAGAAAAATCCGAGCTGGTTGCTCGCTGAAGTGACCATTCCGCCAGATGTTGGCGGCTGGTATGTGCGAGAGGCCGGGCTCTGGACCGATACCGGGATTTTGTACGCCATCGTCAAGTATCCCGAGTCTTTCAAACCGGTGTTGGCGACGTCGGGCTCGGGGAAAGAGTTCTACATTCGCTCGATTTTCGAGACCAGTAATGCGGCGTTGGTGACGTTGCTGATCGATGACACGGTGGTCAAGGCTACCCGTGCCTGGGTCATGAGTTACCTCGCTGAAGAGCTGGGCAAGCTCGATGGCAAACAGTCGGTGCGTGTGGCGGCGACGGCCAATCTGGTGTTGAACGGCGCTCAGCAGGTTGATGGTGTCGCGGCGGTAGCGGGTGATCGCGTATTGCTGGCGAATCAGACGTTGGCGAAAGACAACGGCCTATGGGTTGTGGGCAATGGCGCCTGGACCCGTACGAATGATGCCAATACCAGCGCGAAAGTGACGCCGGGCCTGACCGTGATGGTCGAGGAGGGCACGGCGAATGGAGATTCGCTGTGGCACCTGACGACTAACGGCCCTATTACGCTGGATACCACCGCGCTGACGTTTGAAATGTTGGCGGGGCGGACCGGGATTCAGCCGGGGACTTACAAAAGTCTGAATGTCGATAAATATGGTCGGGCAACCGCTGGGTCGAATCCTGAGACGCTGGCTGGGTTTGGTATCAAGGATACGTACACCAAGCCTGAGATTGAGTCGCTGGTTGCCAAGGCTTCGATGTTGCCGGTGGGGACGATTGTCGCTTTCCCTGGTGATACGCCGCCGATGGGCTTTCTTGAACTGGATAACAGCGTTAAGAACTCTGCATCTTACCCGGACTTGAGCGCTTATCTGGCGGGCAAGTACAACAAGGGTGATGAGGGCGCCGGTAACTTCCGGTTGCCTGAGTCTCGCGGCGAGTTTTTGCGCGGGTGGGACCATGGGCGGGGCGTTGATGTAGGACGTGGGCTTGGGACCTATCAACTTGATGCGATGCAAAGGCTAACCGGCGCTTTATCTGCAGCCGATTCCACGGGGCTTTGTTCTGCGGTCAATGGCGTTTATGGAGGCGTTAAATCTGGTGTTTCGAAAGGTATTACAGCAGCGGCAGATGCCTATACCTCAATCGATTTCGACAATAACCGTCAAGCACGTACCGCCGCTGAAAACCGCCCACGAAATCTGGCCGTCATGTGGTGCATAAAAGCCTGGAACGCGCCGATCAATCAGGGACAAGTAGATGTCGCTGAACTGGTCAAAGAAGTGGAAAGGCTGAAATCGGCCGTTCCGGTGGGCGCTGTTTTGTCATTCCCAATGGGCATTGTTGCTCCCGGTTACCTAGAGCTGGATGGCAGTGTGCAGAGCGCTGCGGTTTATCCGGATCTGGCGGCTTACCTTGGGACAACGTTCAATAAGGGTGACGAAGGTGTTGGTAGCTTTCGCTTGCCGGAATCTCGCGGTGAGTTCTTGCGGGGTTGGGATCATGGGCGCGGGGTTGACCCAGGACGAGCGGTTGGTAGCTGGCAAAAGGGCACGATAGCCAGCTTTGACACGACAGCAGGCGGGGTCGGGATTCAGGCACCGAGGGCATCTGATGCTTCGGCAGACGTTGTTTCTGCTTTTGGGGCCGATGCAGTGTCGTCGGCCCTTTACCCCGGCGTTGCAGAGTCCGGAGTTCCATCTACTGCGGCGGCCCTTGGGACGGCCTCTGTTTACGGCTCTACTCGTCCGCGTAACCTGGCTGTTATGTGGTGCATCAAAGCCTGGAACGCGCCGATCAATCAGGGAACTCTTGATGTCGCTGCACTGGTCGATGAAGTCAAAAAATCCACGGGCCGTTACCTCCGGACCCGGGTTATCAAGGCGAATGAGGTTTACCAATCCGGCCCGAATACCGCAAAGATCAAGTACAGGCTAGTGGGCGGCGGCGGTGCGGGCGGTGGTGCGTACTCGACCTCCAGCGCACAAATTTCTGCCGGTTGTGGCGGTGCTGCCGGGGCTTATGCAGAAGGTTGGCTCGCGCAAGGGTTTGACGGCCTGCAGGTGACTATCGGCAAAGGCGGCCTGGGCGTTCTCGCTGCTATCGGCGGCCCTGGCGGCACGACTACATTGGGTAGCGTCGTAGCTGCTCCGGGAGGCGGCGCCGGGGGACTCGCTGCTAACGTAGCGCCCCCGCTGTACTTGGGCCAGTCACCCAATTCGGAACGAGCGACGGGTGGTTCCACAATAAATGCAAGCGGCAAGGGCGGCGGTGGCGTTGTCGGCCCAGCACTCACTTTTTGCACGTCCGGTGAAGGAGGTGCCAGCGCGATCGGTGCGGGTGCTAACCCGCGAGGTCAAACCAGCGAGGGCGAAAACGCATCAACCCCCGGATCGGGTGGCGGAGGGGCTTTAGCCAGACCTTCTTGCTCGGTAAATCTTAAGGGCGGCGATGGCGCCGATGGAGTGGTCATTATCGAGGAGTGGACTTGATGAGTGTCTATGTTCGTGTCTACGCCGACACGGTTGTTGAACAGATCGAAACAGATGGCGATATGTCGACCATGTACCCTCCGGCCTTGGTATGGGTCTGTGTCGACAACGTCAGTCCAATGCCCCTTGTCAGGTGGACGGCTGTCAAAGTCGATGACGAGTGGGCGTTTTTGCCAGTAAAAGAGATTGTTACTGCGCCTGAGGAGCCTGCCAACGCAATTGCCGCAGAGCGTTTTATGCGCGAAGCATCCGGCGTTTTTGTTGATGGAATGAATATCGAGACAGCCCGAGACAGCCAGGCACTGATTGCCAGCACCGGGCTCTCGGCCATCCTCGACCCCGAGTACCGCTGCAACTTCAAAACACTCGACGGTTTCGTCGAGATCGGCGCCGAGCAAATTATCACCATCACCAAGGCTGTCCGGGCGCACGTCCAGGCCTGCTTTGATCGTGAACTGACATTGCTCCGTGCTCTTGAGGCTGGAACATACAAGCCAGAAATGCTCAGTGAAGGCTGGCCAGACTCATCGCCACCCGCATCGAACCCGGCACTTCAATAAACGCCCCGCACCGCCGGGGCGTTTTCTTATCCGCAACATTCCTAACAACACCCGAAAGCCCCTTGCTGAACCAAGGGGCTTTTTCGTCTCTGGAGAAACCCAAATGGCAGAACGCCAAACCTACACCGTGCTCGTCCCATTCCCTGTCGGGCGTGGTCACTGGTCCACCACCGGCCAGGAACTCGACTTGCTCGACGTCGAAGCCAACGCCCTGCTCAGTGCCGGTCGTCTGGCGCTGAAAACATCCACTCCGGCCGAACAGGCCGCTGCCAAGAAGGCTGAATAACATGGCTGAGGTTTTGAACTTCGAGCACAACGGCATCACCGTCAATGCCACTGAATCCCCCGAGGCCATGGGTGGCCTGGGCGATAACGTCATTGGCCTGGTCGGCACCGCGCCGAAGGCGGATTTGCTGATTCCGCGCAATTCGCCGTTCCGCATCAACAGCTTCACCACTCAAGGCCTGCTTGATCCGACCGGCGCCGAGTCGGGCACGCTGTATCACGCGGTGTATCAGATCCTCAAAGTGGTGAAGGTCCCGGTCTACGTGGTGATCGTCGACGAGGGCACGACCCCGGCGGACACCATCAACAACGTAATCGGCGGCGTCGAGCCGCTGACCGGTCGCAAACTGGGCCTGGCCGCCCTCAGCGGTGTGCCGGAAGACCTGACCATCATCGGTGCACCGGGCTTCACCGGCACTAAAGCGGTGGCCAGCGAATTCGCTTCGTTCGGCAAGCGCATCAAGGCCCGCGTCGTACTCGACGGCAAGGACGCTTCGGTCACTGATCAAGTGACCTACAGCAAGGATCTGGGCGGCGATGACCTCGGTTTCGACCGTTGCCTGCTGGTGCACAACCTGCCTGCCGTGTACTCCAAAGCCGCGAAGAAAAACGTCTTTCTGGCGCCTTCCAGCCTGGCCATCGCCGCACTGGCCAAGGTCAAGCAATGGGAGAGCCCGGGCAACCAGGTGACCTACGCCGAAGACGTGTCGCGGGTCGTGGAATACAACATTCTCGACACCTCCACCGAAGGCGACTTGCTGAACCGCTACGGCATCAGCTACTACGCCCGGACCGTCCTCGGCGGCTTCTCGCTGCTGGGTAACCGTTCGATCACCGGCAAGTTCATCAGCTACGTCGGCCTCGAAGATGCCATCAGCCGCAAGTTGGTGAAAGCCGGCCAGAAAGCCATGGCCAAGAACCTGACCAAGTCGTTCATGGATCAGGAAGTCACACGCATCAACGATTGGCTGCAAACCCTGGTCGCCGACGAA